TTGCCAATGCGGTAATACCATCATGAAAGGCTCACCATGCCATATATGCGAGAAGCTCGATAATGCCAGTCTATGAATTCCAATGTCGAAATGACGATTGTGAATCAACTGCCATACTAGATCATAAGTTAGCTATCAACGAGCCTCATGATGTTGATTGTCCATTCTGCGATGAACCTATGTATAAAATCTATTCGAGTGTTCCAGCAGCCATATTTAAGGGTACAGGATTCTATTCAACTGATAACAGGTAGTTATACACAGCCTGTGGATAAGTAGGTACGAAAAGTGATTCCACGCTTACGACACTCCCAAGTTATCCACATGCTTGACAGGGCTGGTACTCTAACGGCTAGAGCCCTTCAGGGGCTCAGGGCAAGCCTGAAAGGCGTAGCTTGCCTGATAGCCTTCGTTATTGGGATATCTCTATCTATACCTATGCAGGCATTAGAAGCAGGCTCAATAGATGCTATAGATCCTAAGACTTATATACGCTTACACTATAAGCCTAAAGAGGCATTATGCTTAATAAAGCTATATGGTAAAGAGTCAGCATTTAATCCATTAGCAGTAGGTAACCTAAGCGGCACTAAGCAGGTATATGGGATACCTCAGCTAAAGAACCCAATCATTAAACACTTATCAGCTAATAAGCAGATAGACTATGGCATGAAGTATGTAGCACATAGGTATGATGGACTACCATGTAGAGCATGGGCTCATTGGCTTAAGAAGGGTTGGCACTAATGGCTACTAAGAAGGGCGACCCTAGACTAAGCCGTAAGTACAAAGAGGTAAGACTTAAGAAGCTGGCAATGGATGGATGGGTGTGCTACTACTGTGGGTATGAGGGTAAGGACATGACAATAGATCATGTGATACCAGTATCTAAAGCACCTGAGCTAGCTATAGATATTAACAACATGGTGAGTGCATGTAAGCCGTGTAACAGTAAGAAGAATAAGAAGTCACAAGGCGTTTTTTTAGAGCAGATGCGTACCCCCCTTATATTTCCAGCCTTTCCCTCCCCAACACGGTCGGAAATACCCCAGAACAGTCCATTCTTGACCAAACCAGTCCCAAACTAACCCGATGGCTGCTGAGCGTAAAACACCTAGACGGGGGTCAACTAAACCAAGGCTTCATAGCGTGCAGTTAAAGGGAGCTAATAAGCTCCAAGATGTCAAAGACTTATGCGAGATTCTTCAAATGCCCTTGCTACCGTGGCAGGAGTATGTCCTGAAGGATATGCTCACCATAGACAAGGCTGGCATGTGGGTTCGCAAGACAAACCTCCTACTTATCGCTAGACAGAACGGCAAGACACACCTAGCGCGTATGCTTATCTTGGCTCACCTCATCAAATGGGATAGCAAGAACATCCTTATCATGTCCTCAAACCGATCCATGGCACTAGATACCTTTAGACAAATAGCCTCAGCATTGGAGAACAATGACCACCTCAAAGGATTCGTCAAACAGATTAGATATGCCAATGGAACTGAGTCGATTGAGATGCTCGATGGAACACGCCTTGATGTGGTTGCAGCGACTAGAGACGGCTCTCGAGGAAGGACGGCAGACTTCTTGTACATCGACGAACTGCGAGAAATCAGCGACGAGGGATACCGAGCTGCTATGCCGACTACAAGAGCTAAACCGAATAGTCAGACGCTACTCACTTCAAATGCAGGTGACGCATTTAGCCTCGTACTCAATGGTATGCGAGAGAGAGCATTAGAGAATCCGCCTAAGACCTTTGGGTTTTATGAGTATTCAGCACCGCAGTATTGCAAGATAACCGACCGCTCAGGATGGGCTCAAGCGAACCCCGCCCTTGGCTACACGATCACGGAGGAAGCACTTGAGGAAGCAGTCGCTACAAGCCCTATTGAAAACACTCGAACAGAACTCTTATGTCAATGGATTGACTCTCTATCTTCTCCGTGGACGCATGGCAGTCTTGAGGAATGTTCTGATAACACTCTTGAGCTGGCAGTTGGGGCTTACACGGTATTCGCGTTCGATGTCAGTCCGTCTCGTCGTAATGCGAGTCTCGTTATTGGGCAAATACTCCCAGATGGTCGCATCGGAGTTGGACTTGCTCAGACATGGGAATCGCAGGTCTCGGTAGATGAACTCAAGATTGCTGCGGATATTAAAGGCTGGGCAGACCAGTACCGCCCTCGCTCTATTGGCTTCGATAGGTACGCCACTCAGTCGATTGCCGATCGCTTGGCTAACGCAGGACAAGTCGTACAAGACATCTCAGGAGCTCAGTTCTACCAAGCCTGTACCGACCTCAAAGACCACTTAGACAATAAGAAGATGGTTCACTCAGGGCAAGAAGGTTGGATTCAACAGATGAATAACTGCGCAGCTAAGACCAATGACTCCTCCTGGAGAATCATTAAAAGAAAATCTGCCGGAGATATATCAGGTGCTATCGCTACTGCGATGGTTGTAACGACACTCTCAAAGCCACAACAGACGGCGGCTATTTACTCCTAGTAGTGTATAATTAGCATCTATGGGTATCTTCTCGCGTAATAAACCAACGGTAGTTGAAGCGCAATATGCGCCACAAGTTATGGGCGAGAATTTACCTTCTCTTTATAACGCGATCATCCCTAGAGTCTCTCGCCACGATGCGATGACAGTACCTAGCGTAGCTCGCTCTCGTAACCTTATCTGCGGAACCGTAGCCTCGATTCCGCTTGAGTATTACAACATGAAAACCGGCGAAGCTATTGCTGCGCCTCGTTGGATTAACCAGCTCTCCAAGAATCAGCCATCATTTGTAACCCTGACATGGATTGTCGACTCTTTGCTTATGTACGGAGTGTCTTACCTTCTCGTTACAGAGCGTTATGCAGAAGATGGACGCCCTTCAGCTTTCGAGTGGGTAGCTAACTCACGCGTCACATTTATGACTGACCTTCCGGGTATCATGGTCACTCAGTATTACATCGACGCTAAAGCAATTCCAATGAACGACATTGTAACTATTCAAGGCTTCGATGAGGGTATTCTAGATCGTGGTGGTCGCACAATTCAGGCGGCTATCGACGTTGAAAGAGCTGCATCAGTCAACTCAGCTAACCCACAACCAGCAGGATTCCTCAAGAACTCTGGAGCTGACTTACCAGCTAATGAAGTCCAAGGACTAATTGCAGCATGGAAGCGCGCTCGTCAGAATAACTCTACGGCTTACCTGACATCAAGTTTGGATTACTCACCAGTAGCTTTCAGCCCTAAAGAGATGCTCTACAACGAGGCTATCCAAAACCTTAGCACTCAGATTGCTCGTACTTGTAATGTGCCAGCCTATTATCTTTCAGCAGATCAGAACACGACAATGACTTATGCCAACGTTCAAGATGAGCGCAAGCAATTCTTCGCTTTATCTATCGAGCCTTACATCCAAGCTATTCAGTCTCGTCTTTCAATGGATGACATTTCGACTGCTGGACATTGTGTGCGGTTCGCGGTTTATGACACTTTCCTCAAGAGTGATCCAATGACAGAACTAGCCGTAATTGAGAAGCTCCTATCACTCCAGTTGATTACAACTGAGCAAGCGATGGAGATGACAGATTTGACTCCTAATGGAAGCGAAGGAATGAGCTAATGACAACCCTATACATCGAAGCATCAACCATCGAGTGCTCTGAAGAGCGTCGCGAAATCTCAGGCAAGATTGTACCTATGGGAACTGGCGAAATCGGTCAGACCAATCTAGGTGGCGTAGTGTTCGAGGCAGGTTCAATCGACATCGCAGATGTCTCCAAGATTAAGCTACTTAGCCAGCATGATATGAAGAAGCCAGTCGGTCGTATGATTTCAGCATCTGTTAAAGAAGATGGAATCTATGCAACCTTTAAGCTCTCACGATCTACAGGTGGCAACGATGCTCTTATCCAAGCGCAAGAAGGTCTAGTATCCGGACTTTCTGTTGGCGCTGAAATCATCTCATCAAAGCCATCACGCGACGGTCACACAGTAGTCACCGCTGCAAAGCTAAAAGAAGTTTCTCTAGTAACAGAGCCAGCCTTTAAGTCTGCTCAGGTG